TCATTGAAATACAAAATCTCAGGATTGCTTTACCGACAGCAGATGAACCGTTTAAACGAAGCGATAAAAAAGCGGAGCAACGTTGGGAAAAACAAAACTACCCAAAAGAGCTAAGTAGAATTAAAAGTAGATTTGATTGGGAAGAATACCCATCCGAATTTAAAGAAAAGTGGTATGATTACATCGACGAAGAATTCAAAAGGCGAGAAAATGGTTATTGGTTTTACAATAACGGTTTGGCTACTTACATTACTGGTACTCATTACATGTACCTCCAATGGTCAAAGATCGATATTGGGGCACCAGACTATAGAGAAGCTAACAGACTCTTCTTTATATTTTGGGAAGCATGTAAAGCAGATGCAAGATGTTACGGAATGTGCTATCTTAAAAACAGACGATCTGGATTCTCTTTTATGTCATCAGCGGAACTTGTTAACCAAGCTACAATATCTTCCGATGCTAGATTCGGTATATTGTCCAAGTCTGGTTCGGATGCCAAAAAAATGTTTACAGATAAAGTTGTACCCATATCAGTCAACTACCCGTTCTTCTTTAAACCCATTCAAGATGGTATGGACAGGCCGAAAACGGAACTGGCATATCGTGTTCCGGCATCAAAGCTTACTAGAAGAAAGCTTGAGTCGAATGAACAGCTTAGAGAATTAGAAGGATTAGATACAACTATTGACTGGAAAAACACAGGTGATAACTCCTATGATGGTGAAAAGCTAAAACTATTAGCTCATGATGAAAGTGGTAAATGGGAAAGACCTGATAATATATTAAATAACTGGAGAGTTACAAAAACTACATTAAGACTAGGATCAAGGATCGTAGGTAAGTGTATGATGGGCTCAACTTCAAATGCTTTAGATAAAGGTGGAGACAACTTCAAAAAATTATACTACAATTCAGACGTTGCTAAAAGAAATAGAAACGGACAAACATCTTCTGGCCTCTACTCTCTTTTCATCCCTATGGAGTGGAACTACGAAGGATTCATGGATACTTTTGGACTTCCTGTCTTCACTAGACAAAAGAGTCCAGTCAAAGGAGTTGATGGTTTTGACATTACAACAGGAGTCATTGAGCACTGGGAAAACGAAGTTGATGGACTTAAAGACGACACAGACGGATTAAACGAATACTATAGACAGTTTCCAAGAACTGAAGCTCACGCATTCAGAGATGAAGCTAAAAACACATTATTTAACTTAACTAAGATATATCAACAAATAGATTATAATCTTGAAATGAATAATGTTTCTTCTGTGACTAGAGGAAGCTTTATGTGGGAAAATGGTATTAAAGATACAAGAGTTTCTTTTATGCCTAATAAAGATGGAAGGTTTTTAATATCTTGGGTACCACCTAAAAACTTACAAAATCGAGTGATAGTAAATAATGGGCTTAAGAGTCCTGGAAACGAACACATTGGAGCTTTTGGTTGTGATAGTTACGATATATCAGGTACTGTTGATGGTAAAGGATCTAATGGTGCTTTACATGGATTAACAAAGTTTAGCATGGAAGATGCGCCGCCTAATCATTTCTTTTTAGAATATATATCAAGACCTCAAACAGCTGAGATATTCTTTGAAGACGTGTTGATGGCTTGTGTATTTTACGGTATGCCTATACTTGCTGAGAATAACAAACCAAGATTACTATACTACTTTAAGCGTAGAGGTTATAGAGGTTTTTCAATGAATCGTCCTGATAAAATTTGGAATAAACTCTCTACAACAGAAAAAGAAATAGGTGGAATACCTAATTCAAGTGAAGACATTAAACAAGCACATGCTGCTGCAATTGAATCTTATATAGAACAATACATAGGTATACTTCAAGAAGGTTATGGAGATATGTACTTTCAGAAAACCTTAGAAGACTGGGGTAGGTTTAATATTAATAACAGAACTAAGTTCGATGCTACTATAAGTTCTGGTTTAGCTATAATGGCTTGTAACAAAAATAGATACAGACCTAATCCTGAAAAAAAATATCAACCTATTAGTTTAGGTATTAAGAGATATAACAATGATGGAGTAACTTCAAAAATAATAAAATAAATAGATGATTTATACTACTAATAATAGTTCATTCCCGGATCAGGTGGTGCCTGATGCAGAGAAAGCTACTTTAGATTATGGGCTTGCTGTCGGTAGAGCGATTGAAGGTGAATGGTTTAGAAATAATGGTCGTGGTAATAATGGATACGCTACTAATTATAACAACTACCACAGCTTGAGATTATACGCGAGGGGTGAACAACCTGTTCAAAAGTATAAAGATGAACTAGCTATTAATGGTGATTTATCATATCTAAACTTAGATTGGAAACCAGTTCCTATAATATCTAAATTTGTAGACATTGTTGTCAATGGAATGACTCAAAGAAATTATGAAATAAGCGCTTTTAGCGTTGATCCATTTTCTTTAAAATCAAGAACTGATTATGCGTCTACGTTGTTGAGAGATGTTAGAGAGTTAGAGCTAATTCAACAAATGGAGCAAGAGTTAGGTGTTGAAATATTATCTAAAGAAGTTAGAGAATTAGGTTTAGAAAACGAAGATGAAGTAAAACTACATTTACAGCTAGATTATAAACAGTCAATTGAAATAGCTGAAGAAGAAGTTATAAAAGACATATTAAACAAAAACAAATACGATTCTATAAAAAAGAGGTTTTGTCAAGATTTAGTAACACTTGGTATATCAGCAGTTAAAACAACCTGGAACAAAGCTGAAGGTGTTGTTGTAGATTACGTAGATCCCGCTGCTTTAGTTTATTCATATACAGAAGATCCTAACTTTGAAGATATATATTATGTTGGTGAAGTAAAATCTGTTTATATATCAGATTTAAAAATGGAATTTCCATACTTAACAGATCAAGAAATGCAAACCATACAAAAATACCCTGGCAATCAAGAGTATTTAAGAAATTGGAGTGGTAAGCAAGACGATTTAACTGTGCAGGTGTTGTATTTTGAATATAAAACTTATTCTGATCAAGTTTTTAAAATAAAACAAACGTCTACAGGTTTAGAAAAAGCATTGCAAAAGCCTGACACTTTTAATCCGCCTGAAAGCGAAAAGTTTAATAGAGTTTCTAGAACTATAGAAACATTGTATAGCGGAGCAAAAATATTAGGACACCCAATGATGTTAAAGTGGGGCTTAGCAGAAAACATGACAAGGCCTAATTCTAACATAAACAAAGTTAGAATGAATTACAACATATGCGCTCCTAGAATGTATAAAGGACGTATTGAATCGACTGTTAGTAAAATAACAGGCTTTGCTGACATGATTCAGTTAACTCATCTTAAATTGCAACAAGTGTTATCTAGAGTTGTACCAGATGGTGTTTATCTAGACATGGATGGTTTAGCAGAAGTTGATCTAGGTAATGGTACTAACTATAATCCAGCTGAAGCTTTAAATATGTATTTTCAAACTGGTTCTATTGTAGGTAGATCATTAACTCAAGACGGTGATATTAATAGAGGTAAAGTTCCTATACAAGAATTACAAACAGGTTCTGGTGGAGCTAAGATACAGAGTTTGATACAAACTTATCAGTATTATTTACAAATGATAAGAGATGTAACCGGTTTAAACGAGGCTAGAGATGGTTCAACACCTGATAAGAACTCTTTAGTAGGTTTACAAAAGCTAGCAGCAGCTAATTCCAATACCGCTACAAGACACTTACTTCAAGCCATGATGTATATGACTGTTAAAACATGTGAAAACATAAGTTTAAGAGTTGCTGACTCTTTAGAGTTTCCACTAACTAAGCAAACTTTAGAAAATAGCATATCTAGATTTAATGTAGGTACTTTAGAAGAGCTTGCAGATTTAAACATGTATGAGTTTGGAATATTTTTAAACTTAGAGCCAGATGAAGAGGAGAAACAAGTTTTAGAACAAAACATTCAAATAGCTTTAAAGTCAGGGCAAATAGACTTAGATGATGCTATAGACTTAAGAGGCATAAACAACCTCAAGTTAGCTAATCAAATGTTAAAACAAAGAAAAGCTAAAAGACTTAAAATAAAACAACAACAGCAAGCCGCACAAGTGCAACAGCAAACTAATGCTAACGCTGAATTAGCTGAAAGAACAGCTCAAGCTGAAATGCAAAAACAACAAGCTTTAACAGAGTCTGAGATGCAGATAGAGCAAGCTAAATCTCAGTTTGATATAAACAAGATGCAGCAAAAAGGAGAGATTGACAAGCAAATTCTTCAAATGAAATTTCAATTTGATATGCAGCTCAAACAAATGGAGATTCAAGTTCAGAAAAGTAAAGAGCAAGAGATTGAAGATAGAAAAGATAAAAGAACTAAAATACAAGCGACTCAACAAAGTGAGATGATTTCTCAAAGAAAAAACGACTTACTACCTATAGATTTTGAAGCAAAACAAGATTTAGCTAACAATGATATGGGTAGCTTACAAAACCCAGGAGAATTAATGCCTGAGTAAATTTCATTAACTATTATATTATATTATGTCAGAAAAAGAAGAAGTAAAACCTTTAAAAGTTAAGGTTAAAAAACCTTCATTAAAAACTAAATCAAACAAAATACATAAAGTTGATTTAAGTAAAAAAGAAGAAGTAAAAGAAGAAATAAAAGAAGATGCCATTCAAGAGCCAAGCGCAGAGAAAGTGGATGTACAAGAACCATCCGGAGATGGCAAAGAAGTGGGAGAAGCACACGAAGAAAAAGTCGTTACCACTGAAGCTAAAGAAGAAAAACAAGTAACATCTCCAATATCTGAAATAACTGAAGAAGCTGCTAAAGAAGTAGAAGAAGTTAAGAAAGAATATAAAGAAGCTATAAGAGATGAAAAGGTCACTGGAAAACCATTACCTGAAAACATCGAAAAACTAGTTTCTTTTATGGAGGAAACAGGTGGAACTATTGAAGACTACGCTAGATTAAATAGAGATTATTCTAACATAGATACTAATTCACTACTTAAAGAATATTATAAAAATACTAAACCACACTTAAACGAAGATGAAATAGAATTCATAATGGAAGATAATTTTTCTTATGATGAAGATGTGGATGATGAGCGAGACATAAAGAAAAGAAAACTTGCTTTTAAAGAAGAAATTGCTAAAGCCAAAAACTTTTTGGAAGAAACCAAGAGTAAATACTACGACGAAATCAAGTTGAGACCCGGCGTAACTCAGGACCAACAAAAAGCATTAGACTTTTTCAATAGATACAACAAAGAACAACAAATAGCTGATCAACGTCATAAAACGTTTCAATCAAAAACTAATGAGTTTTTCACTAATAACTTCGAAGGTTTCGAGTTTAACGTAGGTGAAAAGAAATTTAGATACAATGTTGGAAATGCTAATGATGTTGCAGAAAAACAGTCAAACTTAAACACGTTTGTTAAGAAGTTCTTAAACAATGAGGGTGAAGTTGTTGATACTGTAGGTTATCACAAAGCTATTTACGCTGCTGAAAATGCAGACACTATTGCTAATCATTTCTATGAGCAAGGTAAAGCCGACGCTGTAAAAGATATGATGGCTAAATCTAAAAATATAACAGGTCAAGCGAGGCCACAAGCTAATGGTGATATGTTTATTAATGGATTAAAAGTGAAAGCTGTCACTGGCGCAGATAGTTCTAAGTTGAAATTTAAAATAAAAAAATAACAACAACTAAAAACAAAATAAAATGAGTTTTGCAACTGGCGGGTCTTTTCCTGCTTCTATAGTTCCAATGCCAAATCAAGTAGCTGTACAAGATAATTATATCGATTTTCAGAAGGCTGGTTTTTCGCAATGGACACAACAATATCTACCTGAGCTTTACGAAGCAGAAGTAGAAAGATACGGAAACCGAACTATTGGTGGTTTCTTGAGAATGGTTGGCGCTGAAATGCCAATGACATCTGATCAAGTTATTTGGTCTGAACAAAATAGATTACACGTAGCTTATGACACTGTTCAAGTAGCTGCAGTTGCTGCTAATCAAGTAACTGTTACTATCACACCTCAAGGTGCTGAGGCTTCTTCTGGTGTTAGAATTGGTAATACAATTTTAATATCTGACAATGCTACTGGACTTGTAACTACTAAAGCTCTTGTGATTGGTATTAATGCCACAGGCTTTGTATTAACTTGTGAGTTATATGATGCTGCTCCTTCTGGAATTATTACAGGTGCTGCTTCAAACAGCTTGTTTGTATACGGTTCTGAGTTTCCAAAAGGAACAAATGGAATGGGTGGAGCTATTGAACCAGGTGTAACTACTTACAAAAATTCTCCAATTATCCTAAAAGATAACTATGAATTAAGTGGTTCTGATGTTGCTCAAATTGGTTGGATCGAAGTTGCTACTGAAGATGGTCAGTCTGGATACTTATGGTATTTAAAAGCTGAATCTGAAACTAGGCTAAGATTTGAAGACTATATGGAAATGTCAATGGTTGAAGGTGAGAAAATGAATGGAACAGTTCCTTTTGGGGGTAATTTTCTACCAACTGGTGGTACTCCAACTCAAAATATCAAAGGTACTGAAGGTTTATTTGCTGCTATCGAAGCAAGAGGTAATGTATACTCTGGTTTTGCTGGAGCTGCTGCTCCTGGCGCTGGTGCTTTAGGTGATTTCGATGAAATCCTTAAAAACCTAGACAAGCAAGGTGCTATTGAAGAAAACATGTTATTCTTATCTAGAGCTACTGCTCTTGATTTCGACGATATGATTGCTGCTGTTAATGGTGGATTTGCTTCTACTCAAGCTGCTTCTTTCGGATTATTTGAGAATGATGGTGACATGGCATTAAACTTTGGATTTTCAGGTTTTAGAAGAGGTTCTTATGACTTCTACAAAACTGATTGGAAATATCTAAACGATGCTACAACTAGAGGTTTATCTAATGAGATTGATGGTGTAATGGTTCCTGCTGGAACAACTACAGTTTACGATCAAATGTTAGGATCAAACATCAGACGTCCTTTCTTACACGTAAGATATAGAGCTTCTGAGTCTGAAGATAGAAAGATGAAATCTTGGATCACTGGATCTGTAGGTGGAGCTTACACTTCTGATCTTGACGTTATGAGAGTTAATTTCTTATCTGAAAGATGTTTAGTAACTCAAGCTGCTAATAACTTCGTGTTATTCAAAGGAGCTTAATTATTTATTAACATTTTAAAAATATAGAAATTATGGGTTTAATTAAAATCATAAAAAAAATAAGCACAGGTAGTTATGAAAATTACTACGTGGGTACTGATATAAAATCAATTGTTGGTGCTACTTCTGGTAGTGCTGACAATACACAAGTTTCAACAATTGTTCTTAAAACAATTAGTGGCGTAACAGCTACTATTGTTTTAACAGCTGGTGTTCAAGCTGCTGATCTTCAAACAATAACACAAGGTTATTTCTGGGATAGAGCTATTTTAGCTGATTCACAAGGTAATGATTTTGCTGGTCTTGTTGAAGGAGCTCAAATGGGGGCTACTGGTACTGCTGGCGTAGCTGGTGGAGCTGTAGTTGGATCTTTCATTTTGCTTTTAGCAGATGGTAGTCCTGCAGCTGTAAAAACTGACGTTACTATTGATTCAGTAACTATATCTTAGTTAGTTTAAAATAAATGATCCCGCTTCGGCGGGGTCTTTTTAATTATTATATTATATTATATTATGGAAACAAAAGAAAATAAAAAGACTGTGGCTAAAGCTCCAGCAACTCCTAAAGTTCAAAAAGATACTTGGGAATATAAAGATAGAAACTATTACTTATTAGGAAATAAAACACCATTAACTTTCACAATAACATCTAGACATTCACGAAGGTATCCTTGTGTTTGGTTTGATGAAGACAAAGGTTATGAAAGAGAATTAAGATATGCTACTAATCAAAAAAGTATATTTGTAGATGAACAAAAAGGTTCAGCTACTTTAAAGCATATTGTTTTTGACTCTGGTCACTTAATGGTTCCTAAAGAAAAAAGAAATTTACAAGAGTTCTTAGCCAAACATCCTCACAAAGGTGTTTTGTTTCAAGAGCATGATAAAGTAGAAGAAGCAGTTGATCAATTTGATTATCTTGAAATGGAAATAGCAGCTATGAACATGGCTTATGAAATGGACATAGACAAGGCTGAAGCTATTTTAAGAGTTGAAAAAGGTTCTTCTGTAACTGAATTAAGCTCTAAAGAATTAAAAAGAGATTTATTACTCTTTGCAAGGCAACAACCTGCTTTGTTATTAGATTTGGCTCAAGATGAAAATGTAGAGTTAAGAAATTTTGCAATTAGATCTGTTGAAGCTAACATTGTTAGACTTGATGATGATCAAAGAACATTTAAATGGGTTGCTAATGGTCGTAAATTAATGACAGTACCTTTTGATGAAAATCCTTACTCAGCTATGGCTGCGTGGTTTAAAACAGATGAAGGACTTGAAGTTTACAAATCAATAGATAAAAAGCTTAAATAACAAGTGATTATAATTAAGGGTGGTTTTATCGCCACCCTTTTTTTTTTAAAAATATTAAAATGGCAATAAACGTAAACACGGTATATACCACAGTTTTGAGTATACTTAATAAAGAACAAAGAGGATACTTAACACCTGATGAGTTTAACAAAATAGCTACTCAAGTTCAATTAGAAATATTTGAAAGCTTTTTTGAAGATTATAACCAATACATACGTATGCCAAAAACAAGTGTGGAGTTCGCGTCTAGAATGGATCACATAATGGAAGAGTTTCAAGTGTTTGAAAAAACAGAGTTTGCAGATAACACTACTCCACCAACTTCTAATGTTTACGATCAACCAGCTGACCTACATAGATTTGGTTCTGCAACTTGGAATAAAGGTACAAACTCTCCACCTATAGAGATAGTAAGTAACAGAGATTACAATGAATTAAAACTATCTCCTTTAACACATCCTACAAATAATTTTCCTGTTGCTAAATACCAACAAGATAAGCTAATAGTATTTCCAAGTCCAACAGTTTTTTCTAATACAGATGTGACTTTTAATTACATGAGAAAACCTTTAGATGTTGTTTGGGCTTATAGTTTAGGATCATTAGGACAATATGTATACGAACCTACCAATACTGGTACTGGCGTTATTCCAACTACTGGATCTGTTAATTTTGAAATAAGTGAAAGTCAACAAACTGAAGTTATTTTATCTATATTAAAATATTCTGGTATTGTTATAAGAGATCCACAAATAATTCAAGCAGCTGCTCAAGAACTACAGCAAGAAGAAATAAATTCTAAAAGATAATAAAACATGGGATTAATAAACGAAACTAATGCTCAATATTATGCTGGTCAACAAGCTTTTACTAATTCCACAAGTCTTGGTCCTTATACTTGGACTGGTGACACATTATTAGCTACTTTACCAAAGCCTAATTTTAAAGTATTAAAAAATGGTACAGAGCTAACGTTAACTATTGACTACAATATTGATGGTAATTCAATTACGCTAGTAGCTGCACCTATTACAACCGATGTTATAGTTATACAGCTGTTAGAGCAGTCTATATGGGATAATTATGGTAGCTATGCTTACACTAGTTTAATAGACATCGTAAATAACTTCATGGTTGCCTATGTTGGTTTAGATAAAATCATACCAAGAGCTAAAAGATCAGATGTTATATTTCACGCTAAAAGAGGTTTACAAGAATTTAGTTATGATACTTTAAAATCTGTTAACTCACAAGAACTTACAATACCACCAAGTTTATCTTTAGCAATACCTCAAGACTATGTTAATTATGTTCAATTATCTTGGGTGGATTCATCTGGTGTTAAACATATTATATACCCAACTACTTTAACTAGTAATCCTACACAACCATTATTGCAGAATACAGATGGAATACCTGAGCAAGATAACACTGGTGAAAATCTAGAGTCACAACAAGCTAAAACAGACGCTAGATGGGCTAGTAACAATAATCTAAACATTACAGGGCAACTAACAGATGAAATATTTGATCAAGCTAATGTATATGATTGGTCTTGGTGGAAAATGGCTTATGGTGAAAGATATGGTTTAGAACCTCAAGTATCTCAGAAAAATGGTTGGTTTACTATAAATGAAAGAGAAGGTAAGTTTAGTTTTTCTAGTGGTTTGGCAAATCAATTGATTATATTAGAGTACATCTCTGATGGCTTAGCCTATGATTCTAATACAAAAGTACCTAAGATGGCAGAAGAAGCGCTATATGCTCATATAATGCATTCTATGGTAGCTTCTAGAGCTAATTTCCCTGAGTACATAGTTCAAAGATACAAGAGAGAAAGATCAGCTAAATTAAGAAATGCTAAAATAAGATTAAGTAATATTAAACTTGAAGAGTTTGCTCAAGTAATGCGTGGCAAATCTAAATGGATTAAACATTAAAGATGGCAGAGGCTAAAAATAATTTTTTACAATCTAAAATGAACAAGGATCTAGACGCTAGACTTGTTCCCAATGGTCAATATAGAGATGCTCAAAATATTGTAATAAGCAGATCAGAAGGTGATAGCGTAGGTACAGTTCAAAATGTTTTAGGTAATACCGAGTTAACAAGTTTTGGTTTAACTGACAAACACTTAGAAGTTGTAGGCTATTACGTAGATGAATTAAATGATAGTATATACTTTTTTATAACAAACTATACTGATTCATCAGAAGATGGTTTAAGTAATTTCGCATACTCAAGTTCAAAGCATTATATATGTAGTTATAATTCAACAACGAATACTTCTAATATATTAGTGCAAGGATATTTTCTAAACTTTTCTAAAACTAGTAACATAACTGGGGTTGACATGATAGAAAACGTATTGTTTTTTACTGATAATAGAAACCAGCCTAGAAGAATAGATGTAAAAACAGCTAGTTCAAATTCAAGTTATTATAATTCGGAAGACAATATATCAGTTTTAAAATATTATCCATATACTCCAATATCTTTAATAAAAGAAGAAGTAACTTCTATATCTATAACTGCAGCTGGTAGTGGCTATGGCAGTTTAATACTCCCTTTTGAAGTTCCAGTAAACCAAATGCAAGGCGGTACTGGAGAAGGTTTAATTGTGACTATAACCTCTGTTAGTTCAGTAACTGGAGGTATAACTGGTATTACAGTAACAAATCCAGGCGTTGGCTATACTAATGGGGACGTTGTAACTGTATACCCAAGAGTGGGTGATGGTACTATAACTTTAACAGTTGCAGAATCTTCTACAATGAAAAACAAAACCAATCAATATTTACCACCTAAAGCTACATCAGGTAGTAATTTGAACCCACATTACGATGTTAATTGGCCAGGTGATAAAGATTACTTAAGGGAAAGATTTGTTAGATTTAGCTATAGATTTAGATTTGAAGATGGTGAGTATTCACTAATAGCTCCCTTTACTCAAGCTGCTTTTGTTCCTGAAAATGATGGTTATTTCTTAAGTGAAACCTTTAATCCTAGAACAGGTGTTTCAATAAGTTTAGATTCAGACGAGCAATATGCTTACACTAGTACTACTAATAGAATAATGCGAAACAACATAAACGAAGTTGGATTAATAATCAATTGTCCATCAACTTCATCTTCTTGGGCTAGTTCTGTTTTGGATTTAAAAATAAAAGAAGTAGAATTATTGATAAAAGAATCTGATCAAGCGTCTATAAAGGTTCTAGATGTCATAGAAAGTAGTGATCTATCTAATGTTAGCATAGACAAGCTTCAATACGATTATCAATCAAGAAAACCAATAAGAACGCTTCCTGAAAAAGATTATACTAGAGTTTTTGATAAAGCGCCTGTTAGAGCTTTTAGTCTTTCCTGCTCTGGAAATAGAGTTATATACTCTAATTATTACGACAAGCATACTAGTCCAGAGACATTAAGTTATAACGTAAACACTGTTGACAAAAACAATTCTCAGTCTATAGAATATCAAAACCACACCTTAAAACAAAATAGAACGTACCAAGTAGGTATAGTTTTAGCAGATAGGTATGGTAGACAATCAGATGTAATATTATCTGAAGTTGATGACGGAGTTGTACCTGGCTTGGTAGACACTTTTAGTGGTTCTACAGTGTACAACAATTATAGAACACCAAGTGATAATAACTTGAATACATCTACTACATCTTGGAATGGTGAAGGTTTAGAAATATTATGGAAAAAAGCGATTCCTTCTGTTGTTAATAGCCCAGGTTATCCTGGTTTATACGATTTAACAAATCCACTAGGTTGGTATAGTTGGAAAGTGGTAATAAAACAACAAGAACAAGATTATTACAATGTTTACTTGCCTTCTATATTAAATGCCTATCCAAATAATGCTGATAAAGAACTAAATAAGACAGCTCATATATCCTTGTTTTCTGACAATATAAACAAAATTCCTAAAGACTTAACAGACGTTGGCCCTGAAGCTAAGGAATTTAGAAGTTCTGTTAATTTGTTTGGTAGAGTTACCAACATCAACTTTAATACGAGCCCTGTAACTAATGGTAATGTTCAGTTTTATCCAACACCTACACCTGACTTTGTTAATACTATTGGAACACAAAAAGATTTAAATATAGGAGCTTCTTCGGTTATCTCTCAAAAAAGTGCAACAGCAGTAGCTAGCGGTGATAATACAGATACTTTAATTGCTGAAGGAAATTTTAGATCTGATTCTATTATTGGACAAAGAGTTAGTGTTACAGCTAATGACGGAACTGTTATATTTAACAATAGACAATTAACATATTATGTTGCTAAAGCTGGAATTAATGGTTCTCAAGATGCTGTGATCAAGTTTAGTCCACCGTATACTAACAACACGGGTGGTTCTATAACCCTTGATCAAGTATCTTTAAATTCATCTCCTTTTTACAATGCTGAAAACAATCCATTAATAGGTAGAATATCAACAACACCTTCAGGATTCAATACTTCTCCATCTCCAAATATAGGTGAACCAGTTGACTTTAATGATAGTTCATCTTCGACTGATGACTCTTATTTTCCTATCAATCTAGCTGTTTACGAAACTAAACCAATTTTTTCTAATTTAGAAATATTTTGGGAAACGCCTACTTCAGGTTTAGTAAGCGTTTTAAATACTGATATAACAACGGGAGATAGCGATACGCCTTATGGGTACTCTGATCCATCAATAGCTTGGTTTGAAAATGAGGGTGTTTCATCTTTTGTGACTAATAACATATATCCTACTGATTTTGCCGGAAATAATATAGTAAGTCCAGATGCTTCTTTTGAACTAAACTCTGTTGTTATAAATCCTGGAAATACGACCGTAAACAACCTGTTTGAACTGTTTAATAATGGTAATGGTAGTTTTGTTATAAAAACAAAAAACAATCCAGGCGTTGAAGATGTTTACTATGGTCAAGACGAGGCTTTAGGATTTAATCAATATACTTTTACGGTTACTTGTATCGTAAACTACAGGACAATAACAGCTAGTTTTACCGGTGGCTTGTCTAATATAGTTCCTAGCTGGACTTATAACACTATACCAACAACAACTTTTAGCTGGGGTGATCTCGCTAATGTCAACAACAGTGGTCCTATGCAAGGTGATATGTATTACTTAGGTAGTTTATTGACATATGGCAACCTAAGAACTAATATTGAATTTACCGGTAACACCAATGGTAATCCTACTAATGGTTCTGTTATTAGTCCAAATAATTCTAATCAAACTAGAGAGCTTTCTATAAGTAATTTAACAGCTACATTTGTCTCAGGTGATCAACAGAATTTTAATGGAGTTATACAGCCTGGTCCAGCGAGAATAGATAATGGGACTACTAATGGAGATTTAGATCCAAACGATAATTCAATAACTGGATTAGGTGTATATATACACTATAGCTCTTTAGGAGCACCACAGGGTGGTGGTGGTTCAACCGCTAAGTATGATATTAATTTTAAATTATACGATGGAGGTGGTCTTTTCACAGAGTATACCGTTAGAGCTGAGTTAGCTAATTAATAAAAATATATGTCAACTATAACAAAAATATCTTACTACAACACTTTTTGGAATAAAAAAGTAGTAACTCAAGGCCCTGCTTCAGCGCCGGGATTAGTTTCGTATTGGCCTGGATTACCGTGGAACCCAGCTGGATACCCAACGTATCCTAACGATATGACTATAGTAGCTAGCGATTATGAAAGGAACTGGATGATAGAAGAATCTAGAATAGTAGGAGGATATAATAACACCACTACAGATCTAGGTGTTAGAGCTTATATAAATGAAGAGACAATAGATCAAAGACATAGATTTAATAGCTTAATATATTCTGGAGTCTACAATGCTAACACAGGTGTTAATAGCACTAATGTGTTTAGTGTTTCTGAAAATATCAGCAAATCAATAGATCCTTCTTATGGCGAAATAAAAAGAACAGTATCTTACGACACAAATTTAATAATTTTACAAGAAAGCAAAGTAAGTCAAAGTTTAATTGACAAGGACACAATATACACTTCTGAAGATGGCACGGCAACAAGTCCTCCTGGAACAGTATTAGGTCAAACAATACCTTATGTTGGAGAGTTTGGAATTGGCAATAATCCTGAAAGTTTTGCTGACTTTGGAATGAGAAAGTATTTTGCAGATCCTTATAGAGGATCTATTTTAAGACTTTCTAGAGATGGTTTAACAGAAATATCTCAAAATGGTATGACAGATTATTTTAGAGATGAACTTGAAAAATTATCTAATGGAGTTAAATCTTATGTGGTTGAAAACACTACTAACACCACTGGAACCGTCAACGCTATAGTTCCTATAAGTGATCCTAAGGATATAGAAATAGGTATGAACATAGAAATAAATAATCTTCAAACTAATTCTTTTGTCACTGATGTGTCTTATGTTTCGCCTTTCAGTATAACTCTTTCAAGTAACATAACTTTAACTGGAGTTAGTGATTTAAGATTTGTAACAAGAGTTAAAGACAAAATAGTAGGAGGTTGGGATATATATGATAGACAATATAGTTTGTCTATGCAAAAGAAACCCCAAAGTCCTAATGAAGAAATGGCTTATCAAACATTGTCTTTTGATGAATCTGTTAAAGGTTGGACTAGTTTATATACTTACAACCCATCAAACTCTTTTAGTTTAAAAAACTCTTATTATACAACTTTTAATGGTGGTTTATGGAAACATTATGATGAAAGTGTGATTAATAATAGAGGGACTTTTTACAATACTCATAATAGCTCTTTTGTTGATTTTATATTTAACACTTCTCCATCTGCTAAAAAAGTTTTTCAAACAGTGAATTATGAAGGAGATAATGGGTATCAAGTTAATTATTTTAAGTCAGACTTGCAGCAGACAGATCCTGATGTTCCACTAGCTTCGCCTTCAACTTACTTAACTAGCAATAGTTACCAAGATACTTCGGTTCAAGTTTATAGTTATGATCAAGGATTGTATACTGATACTATAACTGGACAACCTAAAAGAGCTGGTTTTAGTAGAAAAGAAAATTTATACGTGGCAAATTTAATAAATAATAGTTTAGCTAGACCTAATGAAATTATATTTGGTAATTTTATGAGTGGTATAAAAGGTTACTTTGCTAGAGTGAAAATATCAACAGATAACTATACTGACGTCGGAGGTTTAAAAGAAATATGGTCTGTAGGTAGTAAATTTGTTCAATCATCTTAAAAATAAAAACATGTTATTAGAAATATTTCAAACAATTATAATAGAACCTGCTCAAGGTGTTATACCTGCTTTAATGATTGCTGGTGTAGCAATGCAAGGTGTAAACGCTGCTTTTGCTATGGGATCTGCAAATGCTATGAATTCAAATATAGAATCATTAAATGACGACATAACAAACTTAGCTAATGCTAGACAAGAAATACCAGATTTTAGTGAAAGTATTAAAGATTTATCAGGAGGATTAAAAAATCCATATGCTAGTTTAGGCGTCGCTACAGGAGCTGCTAAAATACAAATGGAGCAAACAGATATAGCTTTAGCAAATACACTAGATGCCATGCAAGCTGGAGGTATGGGCGCTGGTGGAGCCACTGCTTTAGCACAAGCTGCTTCTAGAAGTAAGCAAAATGTAGCAGCTAATATAGAACAGCAGGAAGCTTCTAATGAAAAATTAAGAGCTCAAGGAGAACAACAACTACAGCAACAAGTTATGGCTGAAAAAGTAAGAGTACAGCAAGGTCAATTAGCCGCGGATCAATTCGCTTTTAATGCTATTGAAGAAAGAGAGAAAACAGATCTAGATAGAGCTCAAGCACTTCATGATAATGCTTTAGCTCAGCAAATGGAATATAAGAGTGCTGGTTTACAGGCTATGGGAGCTTTCACTGGAAGCATGGTAGAATTAGGCGCAACGTTAGGTGATTAAAATAATAATAAAAATAAATTAAATGGGAACATATAGTCAACCAAGTTTAGTTTTAGATACTAGTTTTTCTAAAGCATCGAAAGCCATAAGTGATTCTACTTCTAAAGCTATAGCAGCTGTTCAAGCTCAAAAGAATAAAGAGCAGCAGAAAGCTATAAGTGATCAGAAGAAAAAAGAAAAAGAAGAAAAAGATAAAAGACAGCGAGATTTATTATTAAATAAAGAGCAAAAAGAAATTCAAGAAGAAGCTGATAAAAATATTTTACTTACTAAAAAAGTTAAAACTGGTCAGTTAAGGTTTGGTAATGATGGTTATGGAGACGAAGGCACTGTAGCTAATTTAACAATTGAACAGAGTGAAAAGTATGAAGAAATAAGAAATAAAAATCTTCCACTTTCAGAGCTTCAAGCGGAATTAACAACAGCTGGACTAGATCAAGAAATTTACAGTGCTTTAATAAATGAACCTGGAGAAGCAATTGACGACCAATTGTCTAATCAAATGCTAGCTAATTTCTCTAGTTTAAAAGGTCTTGATTATAAAAAAGAAGAATATTCACAGGTAAAGGAGATAATAAATATTGATAGAACTAAAGGTATACCTTTAATAGCTACATTATATAAGATTGGAGAACATACAAACCCTAACAATCCAGGTGGTCCTTGGACTGAAGATGGTTTACCACTACCACCTAAAAAAGGTAAAGATGGAGTTCCATTATACTTCACAAATGAAGATCAGTTTGATTTAAAGTTAAATATAGCTAAAGATTTAAGTTTTGGCGTAAACAAAGGCGCTTATAAATATGTTAACCCAGGTGATGGTAGTGATCCTTTTGTTAGATACACTAAAGGTGATGGTTCAACTTTTAGAATGACTCAAGAAGAGCTTTCTAGATCGATTGAAAGAACAGGTGGAGCGTTTATAGGTACTACAAGTGTTGAAAACTACAATAAGTATTTAGATGGGTTGAAGTCAATAGCTTCTATAAACTTCAAAGGAGTTGCTGAAACTTACAAAAAGGCAAGTGAAGGAGAGGATAATAAAGTGACTGCAACTAGAAAAATTAGAAATTTAAATAAAGCTAAAAAAGATTTAAGAAAGTTTGTGAATGAGCAAATTGAAACAAACGGGCTAGGTACAACCTCTTATACTGGAAATATTGTTCAAAACAATTGGCAATTAATGGGTGGACCTATAGAAGCTAAGCCAGGTGATCCTAAACCTAGCGGAGGAGTCTATAGTTTAGAAGATATAAAAAACTCCTATCAGTGGAATAGAAAGTCGTATGCGCAAAAAGAAATAGCTAAAGAAAAGCTTTATAATGACATGTATACTAAATATATGGCTGACGAAAACATATCTTTTTCAGAGTTTGAAACACCGTTAAACAGCACTATACAAAAGCAAGATGCTGAAAATCTTTTAACTTCAGCTATTTCTATACCAAATTCACAAAGAAATTTTGCTAACAATTATTTTGGTACTCCAATTGGCCAAACTCAACAAGGTGATATTAATATAGGCTTAGAATCTATTTTAACAAATTATCCTAAGTTGAAAAAAGATAATTTCAAAGGTCAATTAGAGTTGTTAAACATGTACGGTAATGATAAGTACATGAGTGGAGCAGATTTAAGTTCTAGTCAAGAAATAGTTGATGTAAATGGTAATCCAATAATGCTTAATAAATCTTCTTTATATATTAGAAGTGGAAACACTTATGTTCAAAGAAAAGATTTAGAGGCTAAAGATAACTTTATAAAAGAACTTAGAAAAGTTAGCGGAATGGCAACTCCTACAGTTTTAAAAGAATCAATGAAACTTTACAAAGGTAACCAGTCAGGAACTGCTACAAATGTAGATCCAAACCCTGTAATAACACCAGGTCTTAGTACTAATACACCAGTTTCATCTAATAATGTAACTTTACCAACTGGACAATAAATATTTAACATGATTGAAGAAGTACTTAGTGAAAATACCCCAACTGAAGAAATAGTTGAGAAAGTGGATGTTAATTCAGAAGAAAAAACAGAAGAAGATATTGTTGAAAAAGAACCTGTAAAATATAAGTATAAAGGTTCTTACTTTCTTCTTGATGGTACAAAAGAACGTCCTGGAATAAAACAAGCTGCAGATGTAGATGGATTAAGTATAGATGAATATTTAAAAAGACACAAAGATATTTATAAAATAAATCCTATAGAATACACTGATACTAAAATATCTTTTGAAGATTTTAAATTAAAAAGTGAAGAAAAAATAGTACCTGAACTAAATTCTTTATATCCTGGATTTGTTTTTAAGCAAGTTGAGCCGGGTAGTGATAGCTTTACTGTTGTAAATAAAGAGACTGGAACAAATGAAACTATAAAGCTAGGAACTATATATAATACCAAGAGCAGAAGAAGCAGTGGAGATGTTAGTATACCTACTGGCGAGGAAGGTAACTTGATAGATAAAGATGCTTTAAATGAAAGTAAAAAAGCATATAATAGCTTTATTAATTTTATAAACGACAACCCTGAATCTAGCAAAGAATCTAGTTTGATATATGAAGCTACTGGTGAAACTGGATTAGACGGCGCTGAATCAATAAAGATTGGTGAGTATTTCGGTATTAAACCTAAAAAAGGATCTAAACCAGAGGGTGTTTTTGAAGGTCCTAGTTTTAAAAATACCAATAAAAACCAAGCTGTAGATTTAATTGAAGAGTTAAACGTTCTACAAAAAGAAGCTTTTAGAAACCCTTGGAAGTATGGTATTGGTAGAGAAGACACTCCAGGTAAAGAAAAATTCACTTTAACTGAAGAAAGTCACAAGTTGATTAAAGAAAAATTAATTGACGAATTAAGAACTAATACTGAGATAGGTATATATGAAAGCTCTTTTAACAATTTGTATAATAATTTAAAAGATAAGAACAAAACTCTAATAGAGCAACAGTATGACGCAGATAGAGCGCTTAATCTTTCAGATATTGAAATAGACAAAGAACTTAAAAAAAATACTATAGAGTCTTTTAATTCTAAGTTAACAACACAACAGTTGAAAAACCAAGAGTTGAGTATTGAGCAAGGTGAAATATCTAGTGATATAAACATACTAAACAATAAAATTACACAAGCCGAAAATAAGCCATTAACACCAGAGTTTAATAAAGAAGCAAAATACAACGAGGTTGAAGCTTTAAAGGCTCAATTATTTAATAAACAAGCCACTTATAAAATACTACAAACCCAAAGAGTTGAAAACGCTACAACAACAGTAAGAAAAAGAGGTCTTTTAGGTGTTGAAGATTTTGGAGCGCAAGAAATAAAAACTACATCTGGTGAATTAGTAAAAAACTTTTTCAACGATAGAGGTTTTTCCGAAGCCAGTATGAAAAAACTAGCTGATATAGCTGATAATGCTGAAGTTAGTGTTAAAAGTTCAATAGAATCTATTAAAGAGACAAATCCTTTGCTCACTCAGCGAGAGGCTATTGGAGAGATATTTAACAAAGAAATAATAAATCTTCAAACGTTGCGTAAAGAAGGTAGTGAGTCTAAGATAAAATTAAAAATATCTCAAGAATCCAAAAACATAGAATTATTTCCAGGTTTTAATACTTATAAAAAATTAAGAGAAAACGGTTATTTTCCTGATAAAAATGGTGAAGTAGAAATATCTTTATTAAAATTAAGAGAAATAGGCGTTGACTCTAGAAATTTTGAAGGTTTTATTGATGAAGCTTTAGACATGGCTAGTAAGCAAGATATTGAAGCTATTAAAATATATAACGAAGAGTATGATGAAGTAGAAGCATTATCTAATGCTTATTGGAGTATGTATGCTGGAAATGTAGACATATCAGCTATAGAAAAAGATGGTTTCTTAAAAACTCTTGCAACCTATACTTTTGTAAGTACTTTAGAAAAAGCTGGATACAATGACAAAGAAGCTAAAGACATCGTGTACTCAAAAGGAATGTCACCTCAAGACAGGATAGCAGCTATAAATTCAGCTATATTAACTAGTGCTTATCAAGTGAAATCATTATCAGGCGTTGAAATAGAACTAACACCAGAACAAAAAGAAGCTGTTAAAGTCTCTGTAAGTAATCAAGTAGCTCAAGGTATTGGTAGTTTTATTCCAGAAATGCCTTTGCTAATGGGTGGTGGACAAGCTTTAAATGCTTTAGGTTGGAAAAAGTATTACAATGGCTTAAAAGGTATTAAGAAGTTTGTAATGGGTGCTGTCGTTGAGGATGTTCAAATGCAAATAGCTTTAGATGCTGACATTGGTACTGGTGCTTCTTTTTATGGTATTGGTGCTCTTGGAAGAACAACGATAAAATGGGGTGAAAAATTCAGAGCTGCTCAGCCTGTATTTCAAAAGGTAATAGCAGCTGGGCCACTAGGTGCTGTGTCTTCAGAAACAGCTGGCTTTGTTGATGCTATAGCAAAGAGTGTAATAGGTGAAAAGAATTTTTCAACTTCAATGAAAGAGCTTTACGGAGACTTAGACGCTGTTGAAGAAAGAATCTTAGTTAACACAGGTACTTTTTCTGGCTTTGGAATGATGGGGTTAAAAGGTAACGATGTTATTTCTACAAATAGAAAAATAAAACTAAGAGATAAGCTTAATAAAAGAATAGAAGACGTTAGAAGAGGACCGACTAGAATAGTAAATGAAAAAGAACTTCCCGGAGTGTTAAGAGATTTAAAAGATCTTAGCCCTAAAGAAAAACAAAAAGTAGAAAACTTAACTTCTGGTGTTAGTGAGTTGCAGAATTTAATAAATTATGAAATAGCATATAAAGAGCTAACTCCTCCATCTAGTTTTAAATTTGAAAGTACAGATCCTGAAGTTATAAAAGAATATAACAAAGAAGTTGAGGTTTTTAAAAGCAATCTTACAAAAAGATATGTAGATCCCTGGGTTAAAGGTATACAGAAGTTTAGTCCAGATTTTAAAGGTGTAAATCTTGTGGTTGGTAGAGGAGATAGATTTAGAAAAAATAATTTTAGAAATAAGAAATCTACTGCAGAGTTTGATCCTAACACAAATACCATAACTATAGATATGGATCTTTACACAGCTGGAAAAGAAATACATGAGTTAACACACTTAGCCTCTAGAGAGTACTTTAAAAAACATCCAGCTGCATTAGAGAATTTAGCTAATGATTTAGGTGCTAAATTTAAAGATTATAAATTTGGAGAGTTTAATGGCAAAGAATTAGAACAGAGGATCGTAGATAAGTATAAAATAAACATAAACACTCCAGAAGGTAAAAAACTACTAGCAGAAGAGTATTTATCTTTTATGGGCGAATACTTAGGTAATCCAGAAGCATACTACACTAACCCTGCTTTAGCATCTAGTCTTTTAAACGAGGTTAAGTTAGAAATAAAAGATATATTAATTCAAAATGGAATAAAAAGTCCAGTTCCTAAAACAGCTAAAGATGTAGTTCAACTAATTGGACAAATAGGCATTAAAGGTGCTAGAGGTCAAAAAGGAGCAGAAACTTTAGTATCTGAACTACTAGGCTGGATTCCAAAAGAAAATGCTAAAGAAACAGAGGTAGATATAGATAATTTAAGCATTGTAGAGGCTAACAAAAAAGCTGATAAAGCTAATGAAGATTATAAGTTTAGTGAAGCTAAAAAATCAATGGCTTCTTTTGATTTATCAAGAAAAACTACTGACGAAATTGTAGCTGAAAACGAAAAGATTGAAAAAGGAATTTTTGAAAGAGCAATAGATAATCCAGGAAAAAGCTTAAAAGAATTAGTTACAAACGAAGATAGATTTAATCTATACATGAATAATCAAGCTAAAAAGTATGATTTAGTAAAAAGCTACGAAAGAAGAACCGGTATGGATCTTAAAGAAAAGTACGGAGAAGTATCTTATGAGGGTATTGTTGATTATTTAGATAAACAACTATATGAATATACTGGTAGATGGGATCCTTCAGAAGGTGGAGGTAGTTTTGGTAAGTATATAAACCAACCTAGAGGTTTTAGTAGCCAGCTGATTAACGCTTTTGAAAAAGGAGGGAAAATAATGGTAAAAAACTCTGAAGGTAAGTTAGAGTTTGTGCCAGATAGATTAGGTGGTGAAGCAGGTGAACTAGCTATGGTTAATTTAACAGAACCCACTTCTTCAAGCCTTAAGCAGAGTGGAATATTAGGAGATGTAGAAGCTGGTCTAATAGATAATAAAGGAGAGATAGTTCCAACTAGGTTATATAAAAATGTTGAAAAATCTTCTAAAGAACTAGAAAATGCAATTACAGAATTAGACCTTACTAAAGAAGGTATTGAAAGTTATAAAACTACTTTAGATAAGTCTAACATTGCTGCAGAGTTTGGGGTTGGTGAAAAGAAAATAAACAATGAAGATGGTAGTTTTAAAGGTAAAACCTCTACAAGGTTATCAGGTAAGGAAGTTACATCTGCTCAAGAATATATAAAGAAAAATGCTAAAACTTTATATGATATTTTGCCTAAAAACATAACTGATAAAGGTGCTAGTGAAAAAATTAGAGGGACTTCTACTGGTATTCAACCAAATTTATTAAATGCTTTTTATGAGCAAAAAGGTAGAATTAATAACAAACAAGGTAATGTTGAGCAAACTAAACTACCTTTTGACGAAGCTAAATTTTTAGAATATTTTGGTATAAAAGATGGTGTTTTTGAAACTTTAAAAGATAACGGTAAGATTGATCAAAGAATAAAATCTATTATACACCAACAAGGCAAAGCCATAACTAACTATGAAATAAGAAGAGTAAAAGAATTAACAGCTAATCAAATAGAAGATTTAAAATCTGGTAAGTCTGAAAACTTAGCTTCTATGAGTTTAAACGATGTAGATTTTTTAGAAGAAGTAGTTGAAAAATTAAATTCAGGAGAAAAATTAACACCAAAAGATATTAAAGCTTTAGCTGCTGAAAGAAACGCTAGTGACTTTATTACTAAATTATCTCTTACTACTACTGATGAACAAAAGAAAGCTGTAGTTAGTCATTTACAAGAATTTGTAGTTGATCCAAAAATAAAAATTGAAAGAGAAAAACAAGCTAGGCGAGAGGATATGACTCTTGAAGAGATAGAAAAAGAAGAAGAGCTAAACATATCTAGATGGAGCAAAGCGTTACCTGGTTTAAGAAAACTATCTGGCTTTAAAGATTTGCAACCAATAACTCCTGGTACTAGAAGTAAAAACGTAACTAGTGCAGAAAATAGAGATAGAACTATAAAAAGTTTTAATAAAATTCTTAAAAAGTTTCCTGCATTATTAGAAAATGATAATTTTTCAAAGTATGTAAGAAACACTTTTGGAGAAGGTTCATTGAAAACTTTTGGTCTTAAAAAATATAAGGGAAAAAAAGGTGATGCTGAATACTTTAGCATAGCTGAATTTAAAGATGTATTTGGTAAAGTTAAAAGCAAAGGTGAAAGACTAGATTTTATGGATGATGTCTTCATGGTAAACTATAGCGAAACAGGTTTTAAGAAGAAATGGGAAAAAGAAATTGAGGCTGCTAAGGTTAGGTTTCCTCTTTGGGAGTCTTCTCAAGGAGAGCAGTATAAAAGTTATTTAACTTCTTTTGGTAGAGACGCATTAAGCAACCCTAAGTTAGTAGATGCTAATGGTAAATTATTACCTGACGCTTATGAAAGAACTATGGATGCTAATAGAGAAGCTATAAAGTATACTTACGAAAAACTATCAGAAGCTTATAAAGAAAGTCCTACAAAAGAAACTTTAGAAGATATAATAACTTTTCTTCAAATACAAACAGGTCAAGCCACAGGTATAATTAAAGGCCTTGCGCCTATGGAGTATCTATCTTTAGTTGGAGAAGCCACAAGACCTGGAGGTAAAAGATTCCATAATGAACACAATAAAGACTTATTTATATATAATACAGAATTTGTTAATTTGCTTTTAAAATCTAAAAATGAAATTGGAAGTGAAAAGTTTATAAAAGAATTAAAAAATATTACTAATAGTGTTTCGCAATCTTTAACTTCTGATGCTGACAGAGCAGTAAAGGATGATCCTAAATACGGGGGAACTGGTGGTTCAATAGATCCTATAGTTAATGATGTATTATTAACTTCTACCTTAAACCCAGGTCAAGGCTCAAGAACTTTATCTTTACGTGATTTCCAAATTGATAAGGTAACTACAGTTGCTGATTTACTATTAAAAGAATACGGTAAGAAAGAAGCTGAAAATATTCTTACAAAATTTCCACCAAGTAAAGCAAAAGTAGAAGTAGAACAACAAATAGAATATCCTAGAACAAAAGTAGTTAAAAATAACGTGGAAGTTCTTAAAGAAGCTTCTATGTCTAGTAAAGACTTAAATCAGACCCAGGTTATAAATACATTAAAAACTAGAGACAAAGCTATATCTAATGCTAGAATTAGAAACAAGACAGTGAAAAAAGCTAGAGTATTTGACTTTGATGATACAGTTGCTAGAACAAATAGTAAAGTTTTTGCTGAAAAAAATGGTGAAAGAAAAGTTTTAACAGCTGAAGAATTTGCTAAGCAAGGTAAAGAGTTAGTTGATGCTGGTTGGAAAATGGATTTTTCCGACTTCAATAGAGTTGTTGAAGGTGAAAAAGGACCTTTGTTTGAACTGATGAAAAAGATGAAAGAATCATCAGGCGATAGAGACATGTTTATATTAACTGCTAGAGCTCCTGAATCTGCTCCAGCTATTAAAGAGTTTTTAGATGCTATGGGTATTGAAATACCTTTAGAAAACATAACTGGATTAGGTAATTCTACAGGCGAAGCTAAAGCTGATTGGCTAGTTGACAAAGCAGCTGAAGGTTATAATGATTTCTTTTTTGCAGATGATGCACCACAAAATGTTAAAGCAGTTCAAGAAGGCATGTCTCGTCTTGATGTTAAATCTAAAACTCAATTAGTTAAAGCTTCTAAAGATTTAAAAATAGACTCTGAAAGAGATAAGAAAAAA